AGGACGACCGCATAGCTTTGGTTTTTTATATGCAAAACTAAAGCAGGGGGGGTCTAAACTAGTTTAGAACTGAACTTAAACTGGTTTTAGTTTGGGTTTTAAAAAAAAAAAAATGACTGGGAGAAAAAAAATTCCAACACAACTAAAAAAAATTAGAGGAACTTATGCAAAGTCAAGAGAGGTTGAAAATGAAATGCAAGTTGCAAAAGTTGAGCAACCACCAAAGCCGCCAAGTTGGTTAACCAAAACTGGAAAAGAACAATGGGTTTTAGTTACTAATGAACTGTTTACTTTGCAAATGTTACATGCGGTTGACTTAGCTTTGGTTGAAGCATATTGTAACGCAATGGCATTGCACATAGAAACAGAAAAAGTTTTGCATGAAACTGGGCGTATTCAAATTTATAGGGATGAAGATGGAAGGGTTAAGCATTCACAAATTGTTCCTTTGGTTACAGTTAGCAAACAAGCGTTATCAGATGCAATTAAATTAGCAACTCAATTTGGGTTTACCCCATCAGCAAGAACAAAAATTTCTGCACCGCAACCAACAGAATTAAAAGATGAACATAATTTTTTTGAATAATGGATTATTATTTTGATGAAAAATCTGCTGATAGGGCGGTTCAATTTATAGAAAAATATATAACCCACTGTAAAGGTGAACTAGCAGGTCAATCATTTATTTTAGAAGATTGGCAAAAGGAAAAAATTATTGAACCTTTGTTTGGTTGGAAACGTGAAGATGGAACAAGAAAATTTAGAACTTGTTATATTGAGATTCCAAGAAAAAATGGAAAGTCAACATTGTGTGCAGGACTTGCATTGTATATGCTTTATGCAGATGGTGAATTAGGTGCAGAAGTTATTAGTGCTGCCGCAGACCGCCAACAAGCAGGAATTGTTTTTGATATTGCAAAAAATCAAGTGTTAAATAATAAAGAACTTTCAAAGCGTGGAAAAGTATTTAGAAATTCAATTACATTAGAAAAAAATAATTCTTATTACAAAGCAATTTCTGCAGATGCAAACACCAAACATGGATTCAATTGTAGTGCAATAATTTTTGATGAATTACATGCACAACAGAACAGAGAATTATTTGATGTGTTAACAACATCAACTGGGGCCAGAAAACAACCTTTAACAATTTGTATTACAACCGCAGGTTATGACAAAGAATCTATTTGTTATGAAGTACACGATTACGCACAAAAAGTTATTAGTGGTGCAATAAAAGATGAATCATTTTTAGGTGTTATATTTGCTGCAAACAAAGAGGATGATTGGACCAAAGAAGAAACATGGAAAAAAGCAAATCCTGCATTTGGTAGTATAATAAAAAAAGATTATTTCATACAACAATTTAACAAAGCAAAACAAATAGCATCTTATGAAAATACATTTAGAAGATTACATTTGAATCAATGGACCGCCAATGAAACTAAATGGATAAATCAAGATGTGTGGGATTCGTGTAATCTGGGTGAAATAGATTTGGAATCAATGAAGAAAAGAGATTGTTTTGGTGGTCTTGATTTAGCATCCACCAGAGATATTACCGCATTGACATTAATGTTTCCAAATGAAGATGGAAGTTTTGAGGTTGTTCCGTTTTTCTTTTTACCTGAAGAAAAAGTATATTCTAAAAAAGATTCTGATGGTGTTGATTATTTGTCATGGTGTAAAAATGGATTTATAATAATGACAGAAGGAAATGTTGCAGATTATAATTTTATTCAAGAAAAGATTTTAGAACTATGCGAAATGTTTAATGTTGTTGGCATTGGTTTTGATAGATGGAACAGTAGCCAATTAGTAATTAATTTAGTTGATGAGGGTGTAAAAATGAATCCTATTGGTCAGGGTTTTGCAAGTATGTCAGCACCATGTAAAGAATTAGAAAAGTTAGTTTATTCAAAACAATTAAATCATGCGGACAATCCTGTTATGAAATGGATGGTTTCTAATGTTCAAATCCAAAGTGATGCGGCAGGGAATATAAAATTTAGTAAATCAAAATCTAAATCAAAAATTGATGGTCCAGTTTCAATGGTTATGGCTTTGGCTCAATATATGAATCAAGAAGAAGATGATAGAAGCGTTTATGACAATAAAGACATTTTATTTATATGAGATTTAAAGAGTATTTAAAAGAATTTGAAACTCATTATAATTCAAAAAATGGGCGTTCTGCATGGGAAAAAACCGAAGAAAAACATTTTGAAAAGCATGGAAAAACAAAATATAAAAGTTATCAATCCTTTAAAACCATGAAATCTAGGAAAAAAAATAAAAATTAATTTCAAAAGTTTATTGTGGAATCAAATAATATTTATTATATAGTGTAATTATTCTAGAATAATTATGGGTTTACTTGATTTTTTATTTCCAAAAAAAGAACAAAGAAGTGCAAACAATTTTCTTGATTCATTTGGGATTGCATCATCTGGTGTTCCAGTTTCTGAAAAAGGTTCAATGCAATTAACGGCAGTGTGGTCTGCGGTTAATTTAATATCTTCTACGATTGCATCTTTACCGCTCAATGTGTACACTAGAGATAAGCAGGGGTCAAAACAAATTTCCTATGATTCACCCCTACAAAATTTGTTGCACAATGCTCCATCTGAGAATTACACAAGTTTTCAATTCAGGAACACCATGATTTGCCATTTGTTATTGTATGGAAATGCGTATGCAATAATCGAAAGAAATGGGGGTGGGCGACCAATTAGTTTTAAAATTGTAGAGCCTGAAAGAGTTGAAGTTTCAGTTGGTGCAGATGGGAAATCATATTACACAGTTCAAGATGAAGATAAAGTTTATCAAAGCAAAGAAATGTTGCATTTTGTTGGATTGTCTTATGATGGGGTAAAAGGTAAATCACCAATTACTGCGTGTCGTGAAGCTTTAGGGTTAGGATTAGCAACACAAAAATTTGGTGCAAAGTTTTTTGAAAATGGTGCAATACTTTCAGGAGTTTTACAAACTGATGGAAAATTAACAGAAGAATCTGCACAACGATTAAGAACATCATGGAACAATCGTTTCGGTGGTGTTTACAAATCACATTCAACAGCGGTATTAGAAGGGGGTGTAAATTACAAACCTATTTCTGTTCCTTTAGTAGATGCAGAATTTGTAAAAAATAGGTCATTCACAATTTCAGAAATAGCTAGAATATTTAGAGTTCAACCACACATGATAATGGATTTGGAACGAAGTACAAATAATAATATTGAACAACAATCAATTGAATTTGTTACTTATACGTTAACCCCTTATCTAGTTAATATTGAACAAGAATTTAACAGAAAAATATTTTCACCTAATGAACAAAAAAACTCTTATGTTAAATTTAGAGTTTCCGAATTATTAAGAGCAGATGCAGATTCAAGGGGTGATTATTATAGAAGATTGTTTGAGATAGGTGTTTTATCTGCAAATGAAATTAGAGAATTTGAAGATTTAAATAGAATTAAAGGTTTAGATGAACATTATGTTCCTCTAAATTTAGGACCAACAAATAACATTAATGATGAAAGTAAATAAAAAAGGATTTAATTATGCAAAAGAATTAATCAATGCAGGAAAAGTAGATAATAATTCTGATTGGGATTTTTCCGCAGAAGATGGTAACAAATTACTTGGTGATGATAACTGGGGGAATTATGGCAAATGGTTTCTAGGTGTTGATGAAAATTCAGAGCCAGAAACTAAAGGACATTTTAAATTTCCATTTGGAAAAGATGGCAAAGTATATAGAAAAGCATTATCTGCAATTAGACAAAGAGCCTCACAATTTAAGCATACAGAAATTTTTGATGCGGCAGGTGAATTGTTTGAACTGTTAGATACAGAAGAAAAAAATATAAACATGAAAACAATCAATAAAAGACATATTGATAAAATTGAAGAAACAGAAACTCATTATGTAATTCATTATTTAAAAGATGAAGAATATGAAGAAGATGAAGAAATGGTTGAAGAAGTAATTGAAGAAGAAGAAGTTGCAGAGGGCGACCACGACAAAGACATGTACAGAACTTTAACTAAAAAAGAAGGGTTTGAAAGAAGAACTTTTACTACAACTGAAATGCGATTAGACCAAGACAATGAAAGAAGGGTTGTTGGTTACGCATCAGTTTTTAATTCATTATCAGAAAATCTTGGTGGTTTTAGAGAATTAATTTCTGAAAGAGCATTTGATAATGTAATGGAAGATTCTGTTGTTGCTTTAATAAATCATGATATGAATTATCCTTTAGCTAGGACAGATAATAACACATTAACGTTAAGCGTTGATTCAAAGGGTTTAAGATACTCTTTTGATGTTCCTGAAGGTTTATCATACGGAAATGATTTATTAATTAATTTAAGAGCAGGGAATATTTCACAATCATCATTTGGGTTTATAGTTGAAGAAGATTCTTGGGAAAGAAAAGATGGCGAACATATTAGAACAATTGAAAAGGTTTCTAGGTTAATTGATGTTTCACCAGTTACGATTCCTGCATACCCTGAAGCAACTGCACAAGTTTCAAAAGTAGCACAAAGAAATTTAAATACACAAAAAGAAAAGCACGAAAACCAAAAAATAGAGCAGGATTTACACAAACGTAACCTGATGGAATTAAAGTTAAAAATAATTAAAAACAAAAAAAATGGATAGTTTAAAATTTAAACAAGAAAGAGCAACCATTATAGAAAACATGGAGGCTTTAGTAAGTCAGGCTAAAGAAGAAAAGCGTGATTTAACAGAAGATGAAACAAATCACTTTGATGGATTTGATTCAACAATTAAAGACCTAGACAAAAAAATTGAGAGGTCAGAAAGAATGGAAAAATTAAATGCAAGTATTGCATCCAAATCTACAAGTACAGTTTCAAAAGAATCTAAAGAAATAAGAGATTATTCTTTTCAAGATGCTATGAAACAAGCGTACACTGGAAGAATGGAAGGCTTGGTAAAAGAGATGGACCAAGAAGCTAGAAATGAAGCTAAATATACTGGTCAATCTTTTAGAGGAATTGCAATTCCTTCATCAGTATTAACTAGAGCTGCGGTTGCAACATCACCTTCAAATGCTACTGAAGTTATGTCATGGACAGACCAATTAGAATCGAATTTAGTTCTTGCAAGTGCAGGTGCTAATTTTTATTCAGGTGTTAATAACATGAAGTTTCCAGTTTTTTCTAGTATTAATTCAGGGTTTGTTGCAGAAACTGGTGGAACTGCACCAGCTGCAAATGGAACATCAAGTTCAATTACATTATCACCAAAAAAATGTATTTCAATTGTTAATGTATCTGCGGAAGCAATGACACAAAATTCAGGTCTTGAAGCAGCATTAAGAAGCAACATGGCTCGTTCTGTTGCATCTACTTTAGAATTAGCTTTGTTAGGTGATGCAGATATTGCAAATGGTCCTGAATCTATCTTTTTAGATGCTGCGACTCAAACAGTTGCAGGTGCAGCACCCGTAATTGCAGAAATTTTAGCAATGGAATCTGAATTAATTACTAATGGAGTTAATTTACAAGGTGCAAGAATGGCATGGTTATTAGATGGGGGTGCTTTGGCAGAAGTTAAAACTCTGGCTCAAGTTTCAAATGTTTCTCCAGTATGGGACAACGCAGACAAAATGTTAGCAGGTTATTTTGCTTTCACATCATCAAATGTTGGTGGTACGGCAGGAACTGGAACTAATTACATGCTAGGTGATTTTTCTAAAGTTCACATTGCACAATTTGGTGGTTTAGATATTTTATTTGACCCATACACAAACGCAGGAACTGGCGAAGCAAGAATGGTTGTTACATCACTTGTTGATGGAAATGCGGTTCAAAATGATACTGCATTTATTAAGATTGCTAACGCATAATTAATATTATTTTATTTGAATAAGGGGGAAGGGTTTTTGCCCTTCCTTTTTCCT